GGGTCGCGGTGCTGATCTGTTCATCGTGGATGATCCTCATTCAGAACAGGATGCTATGTCGCCTACGGCGCTGGAAAATGCGTGGGATTGGTATACTTCAGGACCTAGACAGCGTCTTCAGCCGGGTGGTGCGATCATTCTGGTCATGACACGGTGGGGTGAGAACGACCTCACAGCACGTCTTTTGAAACAGGCCGCGAGGGATCCAAAGGCTGACCAGTGGGAGGTCATCGAACTTCCGGCAATTTTGGACAGTGGCGCGGCGCTCTGGCCGGAATACTGGAAGATTGAAGAGCTTGAAAAGATCAGGGCTTCGATTCCGCTGACACAGTGGAATGCCCAGTATATGCAAAAGCCGACATCTGACACGGCTGCAATTATCAAGCGCGAGTGGTGGAAACCTTGGAAAAAGGACGACATACCGCGACTCCATTATGTCATGCAGAGTTACGATACCGCGTTCCTGAAAACTCGGACCGCTGACTTTACATCGATTCAGACGTGGGGGGTTTTCTACCCAAACGAGGGCGGGTCCCCGAATGTAATCCTTCTTGATGCCAAGAAGGGTAGGTGGGAGTTTCCCGACCTGAAGCGGATTGCTTTTGAGGAAAACAAGTACTGGGACCCTGAAGTGATCTTGATCGAAGCGAAGGCGGCGGGTCTGCCCTTGACCCAAGAACTTCGGTCCTCGGGCATTCCGGTTGTGAATTTTACACCGAGTCGAGGTAATGATAAGCACGCTCGTATGAACTCGGTCGCCCCACTATTCGAAGCGGGTATGGTGTGGTATCCTGAAACATCTTGGGCTGAAGAGGTCATAGAGGAAATGGCTGCGTTTCCATTCGGGGAACACGACGACCACTGTGACGCCGCGACACAAGCTCTGATGCGATTCAGACAGGGTGGGTTTTTAACACACCCCGAGGATATGGTTGTTGAGCGTGTCGAACGGGAAATGAAAAGGATCTACTACTGATGGCTCAGTCCCCTTTCAATAATATAGAAAAGATGTCTGATTCGGACGAGTTTGAGGATCTCCTTGCTCAGGAAGCCCCTGAAATGGAAGAGGCCGATGAAGAAGAAACTCCAGAAATGGAGGACGAGGCTGAGTACAATACAGAGGCTATGGAGTTTTCCGCCAACCTTGCAGAGTTTCTCCCTGAGAAGGTCCTTCATCGAATTGCCTCGGACCTAGATGATTTAATCACTGACGACGACCGCAGCCGCGACGAGTGGAAGAAGGTTTACGAGAAGGGCATGGTCCTTCTTGGATTGACGTATGAAGACCGGACGGAGCCGTTTGATGGCGCAACCGGTGTCACGCATCCAATCCTGAATGAAGCGGTCACCCAGTTCCAAGCTCAGGCATACAAGGAACTTTTACCTCCGGGTGGCCCTGTTCGGACCACGATCATCGGAAAGGTGACACCGGAACGTGAAGCGCAGGCCGAGCGCGTCAAGACGTTCATGAATTATCAGATCACGCAAGTTATGGAAGAGTATGATCCGGACTTCGATCAGATGCTCTATATGCTGGGCTATGGCGGATCGATGTTCAAGAAGGTCTATTATGATGACTATCTTGGTCGTGCGACGAGCCCGTATATCCAGCCGAAGGACTTGATTGTTCCGTATGCGGCCCGTGATCTTTTGACAGCAGAGCGTGTCACGCACGTCTTGAAGTATTCACCTAATGAGTTGAAGCGTCTTCAGGTTAACGGCTTTTATCGTGACATCGACCTTGGAAATCCCGGTGGCACTGACACTGACGAGATTCAGCAGCGCATTGATAAGACGACGGGTGTCGAGGAGATCGACGAACCGGCGGAATATACGCTGCATGAATGCCATTGCTATCTTGATATTGAGGGCTTTGAGGACAAGGACGGAGACGGTTTAGAGACCGGTCTCCATATCCCGTATGTCGTGACATACGAAAAGCATTCGATGAAGATCTTGTCGATCCGTCGTAACTGGAGAGAGGACGATGAGAAAAAGCGCAAGCGCCAGTTCTTCGTCCACTACAAGTTCCTCCCCGGCCTCGGCTTCTATGGATTTGGACTCGTTCATCTTCTTGGGAATCTCAGTCGCGCTTCTACCTCTATATTGCGCCAACTCATTGATGCAGGCACTCTTGCTAACCTGCCTGCCGGTTTCAAGGCCCGAGGTCTGAGGATCGAGGACCAAACTCCGATTCAACCGGGCGAGTGGCGAGATGTCGATGCTCCGGGCGGCGACTTACAGCAATCTTTGTTACCTCTTCCTTATAAGGAGCCGTCAGCGACTCTGTTCCAGTTGCTTGGCTTTTGTATTGGGGCGGCGGAGAAATTTATTGGGACCACGGACCTTGGAATGGGTGAATCCAACCAAGAGCTTCCTGTTGGTACGACGATTGCGCTTTTGGAGCGTGGCTCGCGTGTCATGTCAGCGGTCCACAAGCGGATGCACTTTGCCCAGATGCAGGAGCTGAAGCTTCTTGCAAATGTGTTTGCTGAGTATCTTCCGCCTGAATATCCTTACGAGGTCCAAGGCGCGGACGTATCGATCAAGTCTCAGGACTTCGACGGTCGCGTTGATGTCATCCCTGTAAGCGATCCGAACATCTTTTCGATGACACAGCGGATCACGCTGGCGCAGCAGCAATTGCAGCTCGCCCAGCAGGCTCCGCAGATGCACAATATGTATGAGGCGTATCGTCGGATGTATTCGGCGTTGGGTGTTACGGATGTTGACCTTGTGTTGCCTCCTCCGCCGAAGCCTGTTCCTGAAAGCCCCGCGCTTGAAAATGCTCGGTCCTTGGTCATTCCGTCAGGGGGTCAACCTTTGAAGGTGTTCCCTGATCAGGATCACATTGCCCATATCCAGACGCATATCGGCTTTATGAAGCTGCCTTTGCTGATGGCTTCACCGGCGGTGTATGGCGTTCTTCTGTCCCACGTGCTCGAACATCTGTCCTTGGCTGCACAGCAGCAAGTCGTGTTGCAGATGCAGCAGCAGGGCATCAACATTATGTTGCAGCCGCATGAGATGGAAGTCGAGGTGGCTAAGGCTGAGGCGATGATGCTTGCTCAGTTGATGCCTGAACTTGCTCCGCAACAGGGCCCAGATCCGTTGATCCAGATCCAACAGCAGAACTTGGCTTTGAAGGCGCAAGACATCCAGAACAAAGCTGAAAACGACCAACAAAAGGTCGCTTTGGAGCAGCAAAAGATGCTTCAAAAAGCAAGGCAGGATCAGGAGCGTTTGCAGTCCAATGAGGACATTGCACAGCTCCGTGCCAACACAGCGATGCAACGGGTCGCGGCTAATCGGATGGCGAGGCAATAATGGCTGATACGTGGAATGATCGTGCGAATTTCAATCCACGTGCCGGTGACACACCCGGCTTTGGCACGGGTGGTGGCGGCTCCGTAGGCGGTGGTGGCGGATATGGCGTAGACCGTGGCGGTGGCATTGCTGGTCCGGGGCCGAGTGCTTGGGAATCACAGGGCCGAGGTTCGAATGTCACTGACACACGTCCACAATCCCCTGCCGAATCAGCCGGTGGTCGTGGTCCGGGAGCGCCTGATTCGGTCTCCGAATATCGCAACTCCGACGATTGACGTGACACCGGCTGGCACAAATGTGCCGTTCTTTGGCTCAGAACAGGGGATGGCGCAGACAGGTGTGCGGCCCTTGGACCTTGGACCTTCATACGGGACGAGTTTTCAGAAATATTCTGACCCAGAAACGGCCAAGGACTACATTTCTCAGCTTGAAACGGCGGGAAAAGTACCTCCGAACACGGTTTTGAAGCTTTATGGGGCTGAAAGCGGGTACGGAAACGCGAAAAACGCCTTTACTTTGCGCTCTGGACCATCTGGACCGTTCCAGTTTGATGCAAAAACAGGGGCAGCCTACGGTCTTGTAGGCGAAGGCTTTGATTATCGACTTGATTTTGAGAAATCTGCTGAGGCTGCAACAAAATATGCTGCCGATATTTCAAGATCGTTGAGTTCGACGCTTGGAAGACAGCCGACTGCTGGTGAAATCGGGCTTGGTTACAACCAAGGGATCGCTGGAGCAAAGGCACTATTGTCAAATCCGAACGCTTCGGCGGCGGAAGCCCTCGCTCCGGCGTACCGTGGAAACATCGATGCGGCTCGTCGTGCGATTATTAACAATGGCGGTGATCCTGATGCTCCTGCCAGCCAGTTCACTGGCAAGATGACGTCGTATTATCAGAAGCAAACGACGGAACCGAAGACATTGCTGGCTGGATTGTCGGATGTCTTCACTGGCGTAGGTCAAACGACGGCTGACATTGCAAAGGCTGCCCTGTCAGCGCCTGCAAAGTTTGCTGACACGCTTGAGTCGCTACTTGTGACACCGGCTCAAGCAAAAGAGGCTCCAATGCCGACCCCTGTCACAAGATCCTACCGTGAAGCGGGCTCTCCTGACATATATCGGGGAAGTCCTGCCACTCAACAACTGGGTGCGACTGAGACGGGTGGATTTGCTGTGCCGGGAGGGCAGCAAACGGCGGCGCAAGCAGCGTCGTCGAGTCCACAGACCTTCGGGGATTGGCTTGGCAGTTTGTTTGATACTAGTGGTCGCATATCGCAGCTTGAATCGCAGGGGCGTACATCTACTTACCCCGAAGCGGAAATAGGTTTTGCAAAACAACAATATGCGGATGAGTTTGCTGGCGGCGATGCGAGCAAGGTTAGGTCCCGTATCGTAGACTTTGGGCAGGGTCCTGTAGTAGATTACTACGTAAAGGATCTTGGCGAAGCAGTCTTCGGCGGATTGGGGCAGGGTATCGCCTCGTTGTTTGGTGGCAGGTCGGAAGGTTCTAGCGACGCTAATCTTTCTGACGATGAATACTTCCGTAGATACGGACGTAGAAGAGGAGATTAAGATGTCGTATCCGATTAAGAGTGCCAAGACAAAGACCCCTAAAGTCGATGACATGGTGCAGGTAATTGAAGGTCAGGGCACTGTCCCTTTCCGTAAAACAGAAACCATTTCTGTTCCGGGCGCACCACCCAAGGGTGAAATGCGCGTTCGTGGCTTTGGCGCAATGCTTCGCGGTCAAATGTTCAAAGTTCGGTAATGGATCCCTTTACAATTCTGGCCGGTGCTACCGCGATCTACAACGGTTTGAAGTCTGCGGTTAGTGCGCGCCAAGGCCAAAGCTAATCAATTGGCTCTTGATGCAAAGAACCTGTTTATTTCCCAACATGGGAAAAACGCTTGGGACTACATTCAAAAGCAGGTTGCTGAGATGAAAAGAGAAGCTGCCCGTCAAGCACGGTTACATGCGGAAGAGATGGAAGAAGCCCGCAAAGATGCAATATTTGTTGGAAGCATTGTTGGTGGGCTTATTATTGCTGTGGGTGTTGTTGGGCTAATTCTTATGGTGACGCACTGATGGAACATTTTGATTTCAGCAAAGTGATTAACATGTTGTTCCCCGTCTTAGTAGCGGCGATTGGCTGGCTGCTTACACAGATCAGCACGTTGAACATGAAGGTTCAAGATCTTGAAAGCAAGATGCCTATGTTGATCACACCGCAAGGCGTTCCGACGGACAGCCCTGTTTCTGCTGAGGCGCGGTATAAGTTGCGTGATGAATTGACCAGCAAGATCAATGAACTGTCGGTGCGCGTCCGCATTCTTGAAAAAGTAACGGAGGGCAAGTGATGGATCTTCTCAAAACTTTTGGACCTCTGATCGGTCAAGTTGCACCAACGATTGCTACGGCTCTTGGTGGCCCTGTTGCTGGTATGGCGGTTAAGGCCCTGTCAGGAGCTTTATTTGGTCACGAAGACGCCACCGAAGACGACATTAAGACGGCTCTTGCTAATCCGACAGCGGATCAACTTGCAGCCCTTAAAAAGATTGATGCAGACTTCAAAGTCCAAATGAAAACTTTGGATATTGATTTGGAGCGTATCGCTGCATCTGACCGTGACAGCGCCCGCAAAATGGCGATCATGACACATGATTGGACACCACGTGTCTTGGCTGTTGTCATTGTCATGTCATGGGGGATTGTGCAGTGGTTCTTGTTGCACAATGTCATTGACGCTTCTATGAGGGAATTGATTGCTAGAGTTTTGGGAACTCTGGATGGGGCCTTAATGCTTGTATTGTCTTACTATTTTGGTTCGGCGCACAAGCATACAGAGCCCGGTAAACCTTAAAGGAATAGTCCGTGGACGGACTTCAACTTGCTGACAGCA